ATCATTATTCCATACTAAAGGCTCTTCCATTTGGTTCTCTTCTAACTTATCTTGTTGACCTAATATGTTCTTACCTAGAAATATTTGCATAGTAACATTACCATTTTCTGCACTTTTCCATTGAAGCTGTCTTAACCTCATCTTCTGCTCAGCCCTTCCTTTTAGTAATATATCCGAATAACTCTTTTCAAGTAAGTCTGCTGAACACCCAAAAAAATCACCCATTTCCTTGTTAGTACAACCTAATTTAGCTAACTTTTGCAGTTGCTCTAAGTCTATATGATATTTTTTAGGTCTTGCCATTATTCAATTCTAAAAACATCTTGAAATATAAGGTTCACTATTTTTTCATATTCCTTTTGATCATATTTCTTAATATCTATTTCTATAATAAGTTTTCTAAAAAGTTCTATTTTTTCTTTAGATTCCAATTTGTTTTTCCTTTGAAATATTTTGGTAAACATTTTTCACATATATATTGTTTAGCATTATCTACTTTTATAATTGGGTTTGCTCCACACCTACTACAAAATAACCAATTACCAGTTGAAAATTTATCTTTTTCTTTTTCATCATTATTTTTTTTTTTACTCATACTATAGAAGGTGTAATCTTGTCTAGGAACATCTCCCTTAAATCTATCTGTCAAAGTCTACTACCCATATTTAAATATTTTATAGCATCTTCCTTTGAAAGTTCTCCTTCCTTTATTGCTCTTTGAACATCTGGAAAATGTTGATTTGCAAAACTTTGTATAAAGGAACTTTTATCTTTTTCTTTTATAGCTTGTTTAAACATTTTCAACCTTAAAGGATATACCTCTCCAGATTTGTTTTCTATTTTAGCTTCTTCATCTTCATACTTTTTAGCTGACAACCAAAAGGCTGGTTGTTTGGCAAACTTTTTATCTTCCACTGAATTAAAATAATTATTATAGATTTCTGCTAACTCTTCAGGTCTATCTATCCATTCTTTATCTAAAAGCTTATAATTCTTTTCTGCTATACCCTTACTTACTTTATTATTGATTTTATTCCAAAATAAAGGAAAATTATCCTTCTTCTTGGTTTTAGGTTTAGTGGTAGAGGTAGTGGTAGGGGTAGGAGGGGTTTTGTCTAGGTTATGTTTAGGTTCTATGCTAGGTTTTTTTGGTCTACCTCCAAGCCTTCCGTTTACCTTAGATGCTTCTATTCTTTTAGTAATAAACAGATATTCTTGCAGTTGTCTTTCATTTTGATAATGATCTTGTACTTCTACAAAAAATTGTTTTAATACAGTTTCACACGCCTTTTTTTCTTCATCTGTAATACAGTTTGCTATTCTATAGTATGCGTTGCTATCTTTTGGTATGCCTTGACACCTTTTATTCCAGTTCCAGCATAGTAATCTTATATAAACCCCCACTTCAGTTGATGTATTACTCATAGTTCCAGCAATAAAATCATCTGTGAATAAATACCATGCTTTTAGTTTTTCTTGTGGTTTACTTTCCTTACTTATAAACTTCATACTATTCTCCTAATTTTATTTTAACATAATAATCACTAAACCTAAATACTTTTATTGGTATAGGGGTAATTAATACCCCCACACCTCTTTTCTTGCCTTATAAACAGCTTCTTCCTTCCATATCCAGTCGTCAGGATTAGGAATTAATATATTTTTAACATCATCTAACGAATCAACTTTAGATAACCAGTTCCCCATCACTTTGACTATGTGTTCACATATCTGCATTGGTTTTTTATAATCTTCTAAACTAAATTCATAAAATTCAGTTCCAGATTTTTTGCAAACTAAATACCATAATTTTTGATTAGCATTAGTTCCTTTTTGGTAAATAGCTTGTTGCATAGCATGACTATTTGATATGCCATGAGGTTTTCGAAGGGTGGTCTTTAAGTCGATGTAAAAAGATTCTTTTGAAGATTTATCTTCGAACTGAAAATCAGTATATCCAACTAAAGGTATTCCATGAATATCCATCTCTACCTTCTTTTGATACCCCACTAAATCCCATTTAAAGGCATACTCTTTTAATCTGTCTACACCTTCATTAAATAATGGTTTAAGATTTTCTCTTTCATCAGTAACCTTATCGCCTACTAATTTAGAACAACCTTCATCATATTCATGTAGCATTTTTTCTACTGCTTCATCTTGATCTGTTCCATTCAGCCACATATTCAAACCACTTTCTACAACTGTTCCTCTTTGCATAGCTGGGTTTGTGTCGAAATCATATCCAAATATTCTTCTTAACGCCCAGCGTTCTCTGTTAAATGCAAATTCTGTTAATTGACTAAATGATAATGGTAAAATACTTTTTTTATCTTGAGTATCAAACTTTTTAAAGTGTTCTATCATAATCCACCAAATAATTGTATTACTATTGTAAAAAAAATTATTCCCAAATAAAAAATAATATAATTTTTCATTATTTCTTCTCTATTAAAGAATATTCAGCAAAAGTTTTCCCACCTTTGGTGATATTAGTTGTAATAATTTCATAGCCATCTTTTCTTAAATCAAAAATTCTGCCACTCAATCTAAAACAACCAAATTTCTGTAAAGCATCTATAGGTGTTAAGGGTTTACCCTCTTTAAGATATTGTAATATTTTTTTATTTTGTGATTGGCTCATAACATACTCCTTTCTATTAAATGTTGTGTTTTGCCAGTTGTACCTCATTAATAGATTTACTCCTTAAATCTTCTCTGAAGGTCTTAAAGGTTTCGTATCTAACTTTAGAACGATTCCTTACTTTTAAAGTTTTGCTGTATCTATCAACAAAATCTCTAAATCTTTTGTCAGAGTGTATATAACTCTGTAATTCACTTGTATTTTTATACTTTATGTTTTTTGAATAGTGAAGTGTTAATTCTGCTACTATCAATTTTTCTTCCTTTTTTAAAATCTCAAGTGCTGTATCATTATCACTATATTCTAAACCCAACTGCTCTTGTTGATGAGATAATTTATGTGGGTCAAATTGTAAGCTATAAATATCAGTCATTTTTTACTCTGTTAGGATTTATGGTTACTCCAAAGTCAAACCCTTCTCTATATATTTTTACATAATTTTTATTTTTATGAGTTATTTTGCTTTTTTCACCTTTAAATAATCCATCAATCAATCCGTATTTATACGAATCTATTATCTTTCTTATGTTCATTTTATCTCTCTTTCTTTAGTAATTTTTTGTAACAATCCTCACAGTAATATTTAAACTTCTCATAGTGAACTGCAACATTATCGCAAAAGCTACATAATTTATGGTGTATCAATCGTTTCCAATGGTTACTTGTACCATCTTTTTCTATAACTTTTTTCTTAGGCATCTTCTTCCACAAATTCAAGACCTATTAAAGAATTACTTTTAATAGCTTTAATTGCCATTACTGGTAAAATTTCTTTTTCTTCAATAGCCTGATATCCTCTAAAACTTAATCCAAAAATATTTGATGTTGCCATTTCTTTTTGTGTTACTCCGTTTCTTTTTCTCCATTTAACAATTTCATCTATATTAATTATATTTATAACATAATCTCTTTTTGATTTAGCTTTTGTAAATTTACATTTTATAATTAATTTTTCTTCTTTAAGGCAATTTTCTACATATTCTTTTATATCAACCATTTTTCTTTTCCCTTATTTCTTTTGCTCTAATATAATCATCTTGTTCTTCCAGAGTACGCAAAGTAAAACCTTCTTTTAATAAATCAAACAATTTACTTTCAACCTCATACTTACTTGGTCTTGTTTTAAATTCCATCTTTAAATTTATCACCCATTCTTTTTTCATATTAAACCAGCGTCCCTTAATTTAATTTTTTCTAAAAGTGTTTTTTTATATTGTTCATTAATTTGTTTGTCTTTGTGTGCTGTGGTGTGGCATCTTCTACACAACAAAAACAAGTTGTCTATTCTGTTTAATCTGTTGTTTTTTACTCCACCCATGCCTTTAGGTATCAAGTGGTGAATATCTACCCCTACAGCTTGATTACACCCCCAGCACATAGGGGTAAGATCTTCATACCCCCAATATCTCGTAAATAGTTTTTTGTAATCTTTCATTAGCCAAGATGTTTGTTAAAAGATGCAATAGCTCTTTCAGTAATTACATCAATCTTTTCTTCTGAAAAATTACCACTTCCCATTGCTCTTCCAACTACACCAGTTACAAAAATTAATTTATCTTTATTATTATCAGGTTTAAATCCGTTAGCACCATTAGTATTTGCAACTGGTTGACTGCTTTCTTCAATCACTTTAACATTTTCTACGTTTCGGTATTGATTTCCGTTGGCAGATGTTTTAGTCCCACCCTTTACAATAAAACTAATAGTAGAGTTTGGTTGTGGAATTGGATCTAATTTTTCTTTGCAATATAGTCTACTTCCATCAACTAAATCAAAAGCATAATTATTTATATACACTCCTTCTTCATTAGTTTTGCTATTATCGTATGTCTTAGCTATTTTTCCTTCGTTCATTATTTTCTCCTTTATTATTATTTATTAACTATATTATAACCCCTACCTTCCAAACAATTATCAATATAATCTTTCCTTGTTTGAAGTTTAGGTGAAAGCCATAATACTCTAAATCTTAATGAATTATACACTATTTTCCCAGCATCAAGTAAAAAATTAGTTTCATCTTTTACTAAAGATTCACAAGTATATAAATCATCATGGTATCTGTTCATGTCGCCTTCGACATTGGCAGATGATTTGCCCCTACTATCTACTATCCGTTTTGAACTGCACCCAGCAAGGCATAAGATAATAAAAAGTAAAAAACAAATTCCTAATATTTTGAAACGCAAATTTGTATTCCAAAATGTGTACCTTTTAGGGGTACTTTTTAAAATATGTCTTAAAATATGTTTGTTCATTTTACCCCCTATATTTCTTTATTAAGTATTTCTTCAATTAAAGTTATTTGACCATATAAATATAAACCATATTGTGTGTTAACTTGTTCAATACCAATTTTATTATCATAATCTTTACCTTCGTGTTTTTTAAAAAACTCTAACATTGCTGGTAATCTCCATTGCTCTAGTTTATATCTAAGTGTGTATTGTGGTAATTGTGAAGTCATTTAATTTACTCCCTTCTTTGGAAAGAATAGACCTAATTCATTTTTAAGATTAAAATATTTTCTACTCCAAAATTTTTCTTTTCTTTTTAGTTCCGATATCTCATCTTCTAGTTGCTTTAAATAAAAACTATCTTTTATGCTTTCTCTTTGTTTTGCTCTTTCAATCGCATTAAAAAATTCTAATTGTGTTATTGAAAATTTATATTTTACTTTTTTCATTTTATATTTCTCCTTTAATTACTTTTATTAAGTTCATATTATTATCATACAATCCAATACTGTCGTCTATATGATGTAGTTTAAAATAATAGGTAATTTTAGTATTTGAAATTACTTTAAATTTAACAGTATCCTGACTGCAAAAGTTATAAAATTTAACACCACCCATTTAAATCTCCTCTTTTTGTACTTGGTATTCATCAAACATGTTTCTTGCATCATCTTCTTTTATGTTTAATTCTTGTAGTAAATAATTAATTTCTACAGATATTTCTTGTTCCTCTGTTTCTGTACCATTTATAGAAATGTAATTATAATCTTCTATAGCCTTAAAAAGGTCAGCATATTTCTTGCTTATAGAATCTAAAACAAAAGTTTTATTGTGTTCTACTATTTGCCTTGCTCTTTGTAGTTCTATTTGTGTGGTCATTTATTTCTCCTCATTTATAAATTTATCAGTTGGTACAAATATTTTAATATGTAAAAACCCACCTTGCATTGAACTAATTGCATACTGAAATGGACAAGTCTTTATCCACTTCAATGCTTGTTCAATATTGGTAACTTGTATATTTATATTTTTTTCTATCATATCTTTATTACCTCATAAGTTTTTTTGCTCTTTGGTTTTACAATTAAATAACTGCTTATAACTAATCTTGAGTTCATTCTAGTGCCTACTGATTTAGCTGACTGGATAGCGTTAGTCTTTGCATATCGTAAAGCTGATTTGATTTCATTGTCCTCATACTGTGGCAGTTTCTTTCTGAGCCTACCGAAAGTATTATGACCAGCTTCTATTAATACTCTAATATCACTAGCAACCTTTTCTTTAAATGCCATTGTTAAAGATACTTTTCTTTGTATTCCGTTTATTATCATTTATTTCTCCTTATTATTATTAAGTAGGAAAGTGCTGTTAAGCACTCTCCTTTTTTTCTTTATTGTTTAAAATCTGAACTACATTAATATAATTATTTTGTAACTCATCATATTTATAATACTCAATAAAATTATCTTTATATTTTTGAATAATTTTATCTCTTTCTAAAAGTAATTTTCTAGCTATTTCGTGTCGTTCTTCTAGTATTTCTTTAAATGCCATTGTTAAAGATACTTTTCTTTGTATTCCGTTTATTATCATTTATTTCTCCTTATTATTATTAAGAGAAGAGTGCAATTAAGCACTCTCCTTGTTTTTTCTTACTATGTCTTGATCTTCACTTCTGTAAACTTCTTTCCATTTGTTTTCTATTTCAGATTGTAAAGTTTCCATAAACTTTCTTCTATTATCAACAAACTCTTCTGGCATTTCTATTTTGCCATTTAAAATTTTGTCTTTATCTATAGAAAAGTGTAAGGCTGAAACAAGTTGTTCTAACTCTTCTAAAGTAAATTGCATCTTTATAGGATTAATTTTATTAGCATCATATTTAAAGTTTTGTTTTAAAAGTTGTCTTTTACTTCTTTTAATTTGCTTAGTAAAATATCTATGCTTTTGATCTTGATTTCTAAAACTTCTCTTCATTATTTTCTCCTTGTTATTATTATTATTCATATTATAAACCTAATTTATTTTCTAGGTTTTGTCAAACCCTTAAATAGGAATTGGCTGTTAAGCCAACTCCTTTCTAATTTTATTATTCATTTTAAATTCTGCCTCTGCTTTTTCCATAAGTATCATAACCTCAATACCTTTAACTACTTTACCGTCAATAGTCCACATACCTCTAGTATAGGTTGTGCCAGTAGCACTCATATAGCAATATATAGGGTCACAAGTAATGGTCTTATCAATCTTCATCATAGTCCTACCATTTTTGCCTATCCACATATCCTCAATGTTAATTCTTTTAGGACAATTTTTCCCCCAAACAAAATCCAAATGATCTTTTAGTTTTGATTCCCATAACTTTTGTTTTTTGTTTTTAGGCTCTGGTTTTTCAACTGGCATATCCTTGACTGCGTTTCTAAGTTCAATCAATTCTTTCAAAGCCTTAATGTCAACATTATGATATTTAGCAATCCACATATTTTTTTCAGAAACGTGACAAATATTGTCTGGCATATCAACTTCTAAACTGCCATCTCTTTTTTCCCAGCAAGTAACCCCATTATACTGAGTAAACATTCTGTTTACTACTTGGCTATGTTTGTCTGGGTCAAAAGTTTCGTTATTATCTTTTAACTCTTGTTCCCACCTAGTTTTTATTTGCTCTGCTTTTCTTTTACTAAGATCATAGTTTACAAAAGCTGAATATGGGTGTTGTACCCCATAACAATTTATTTGAGTTACCTCAATGCCTTCCATATTTTTTGGTAAATCTTTATTAGCACAACTTAAAGTGATATAAGTTCTTTGTATTTGCTCTAACACCCTTTGTTTAGTTGCTTTAGCAAAAAATACACCTTCTGCTAGTTGTTGTTTACTTTCTTCATTTATATTAAGTTCTATCATTTTATCCTCATTATTATTATTATTAAATATCTTCATTATTAATAACCTAGCAGAATTTTTAGGTTATTCAACACTTATTTTCATAATTATATAAAATAATTTTAAGTGTGCATTTAAGAGACAGTTGTTTTTTTTATCTCTTGGGATTATATTAATATTGATTTATCTTCTCCTTAATAAATATAAATCACTTAATAATAATAATTACCCTAGCCTTAACACAGCTAGGGTTTCTTATTTAGGGTAAAAGTATTAGGAAAGTCTTAAAAGTTTCTGTGTGGCTCTTAAAACTTTTTTATTGCGTGTTTTAGATCGTTTTCTTTTTCTTTTAATAGGTCTTTTGTTAATTAGTTCCGATATGGTAGCAGTTGTAGTGAAACCAGTCATTTGCCTACTGACCTCATAGCTTTGGTGTGAGCCTGACCAAATGTAGCACCTTTTTTCATTGCATTAGCCATAGACCTCATGTGTTTTAAACTATGGTGTCTAGCGTGTGATCGCATAGTTTTCTGTTGTCTAGGTTTTAAATCCTTAATGATGTTTTTTATTGATGCAACTTTAACCATTATCTTCTCTTCATTCTCATTTTATTTTTTTTCTTTTTCTTCTTACCTTTTTTCTTCATTCCTTTTGATTGTGTTCCTCTACCATAATGATAAGGCATATTAATCTCCTTTGTTATTTACTATAATATACATAATTAAAATCATCATAAAAAGTTTTTTTATTTTCTTTTTTTGTATCTACTTTATCTTTATCACTCCACGCATTATCTGTTCCTAATAGTTTCTCATCTGTATATATATCTTGTGTTTCATTTTTTTCTTTTTCTATTTTTTACCTACACTTCCTTTAGTATCTACTTTTTTAATTTTATCTAGGGAACGCAATCCTCCCATTCCTAGCATACCTAATATTAAAGGCATTATTACTGACATATCAGCTTGAGGAATATTTATACCAAAACCAGCACATATAGGTGAAATAAGATAATTTATACCTAAAGAAAAACCAGCTATCCAGCCAATTAAAGGTCGCCAAGAAGACTGAAACCAGTTACCTTTAGCTTCCTCGGTGTTCAGTTTTATTTGTGCTAGTGCTAACTCTTGACTGTGTTTCTCAGCCATTGTGCTGATCTCGTGAGCCAATTCCATTTGTTTAGTTTTGTCTTTTACAAATTTACCAATTAATTTTGTAGCTGGTGCTATTAAAGATGTTATTGCCATTTCTTTTACCTATGTGTTTTCTTTCGATATACTTTTACCCATTTTTTCTATTAGTCTGTTTGCTCTATTAGTTGTCTGATTATACCACTTGCTATCTTTCATTTGATTCATAGCTTCTTGAATATCGTTTTCTTGTAATGCTTTTTTAAATTTTACAAATTTATTTAATCTAGTTAATCCTAATTGAAAGACCATGTGAACAATACACTCTTGTGCGTTTTCGTCTATGTCCATATCTTTGCAAAAAACTTGAGCATCTCCTAAAGCTATATCTAAATCATTTTCAAAACATTCATTTACTCTTTCTTCTGATACTTCAGTTCCTACTTCCATATTATTTTCTGGATCAGTTGATTTGCACAAATGACCTATACCAAAAGTTTTATACCCTAAATGATCATTGTATATTTTATATACTACACCCTCTTCTTTCTTTATTTCTTCTTTTAATACTTCTAAATTCATGTTGTTTTTGCCTATTATTATTAGGGGTTACATTTTTTTAATACCAGATTTTTAAACATAACCCCTATTTTTCAAAAAACGAAAAAACGAGGTTTCCCTCACAAATATTATATAAATATATTATTTCTATTCAATCTTTTTCTATTATCCAATTATTTTGTTTTTGCTTATAATCTAAATATAATTCAGTATCAGTTATTTCTCGTCCTTCATTTAAGCACATCAACCACCATTTAGGATTGTAGACAAGACAACTACCGTCATCAAATTCCATTTCATGTGCGTGTATAGGTTGTGAAACTGATACAAAAAATTTTAAAGTAACGCCAACAGCAACTCCTATAAATAAAATAACTGCAACTATTATAAATCCGTATTTTATATATTCTTCTATCTCTTGTCTTTTTTTTAACCTTCTTGCTTTTTCTTCCTTGATAGCTTGTTTTTGTGCATCAATTCTTTTTTTTCTTTCTTGTAAAATAAACTCCCATGTTCCATGCCCAAACCTTAA